GACTTGTCAGCGTTGTCGGTGTCTAGGTAGGTGACGTTGTCGTTGTCGGCCCCAGTGTTCGCCCCCATCTCCACCGTCTTCAGCGTCCCATCCTTGTCATAGACACGGATCTGTTGGTCGCGAAGGATCACCGAATACTGCTCAGGAGAGTCTCGGTTGATCGTGTGAACAAACGTCTTGGCATCCGCCGTCAGGTTGGTCTTTGCAACGTGCTCACTAGGAAGTCTCTTCGTCAGTCCCTCAACGACTGAGGGGTAGGCGTTGTCTTGCGCCGTGCATTGGGTGTCCATCCGCAGCGCGTCCGGCTGCTGCGAGACCCCGTTGATTAGGTTCGGAAGAGTCTTCGTGACTAGCGGCATGTTAGCCCCTGTCTAGGCGGTTGATGACGGAGTCGCGGTCAATCACGCGGAACACGTCATGGTGGTCAAAAATAGAGTGATCGGCGGTGTCCATCTCGAATTGACGCAGGCCGACCAACGCAACCATCTCGTCTCCCCTGGTGAACGCAGAAATCTTCTCAGATCCCAAGACACGATCTTGGTAGATGCGTGCAGCTCGAATCATGATGTATCGCTTTGCCGGTTCTGGCAGGAAGTCCCACTCCATCAACGAGACCACGGTGTATTTCAGGGTCTTCGTAAAGGTGTAAGAGTTGGTCTTCCGGTTGAACAGCTTGGTTCCACGGATCACGATGTCGTGGCTGCTCGACAGGTTGTCGTCCTCTAGGTCAACTCGGACGACGTTGCTGGCAAGGTTTACTTCTCCCGTAGAGTCGGGGGCCAGCTCTACATTCTGGACCGTGTTGAAGTGGTAGGGGACCGACTGGACTTCCCTACTTACCTCATCCAGAACAGACTCAGCTACGCGGACATCCGCAGTGACTGAGGTGAGGTTGTTGACCGGGGCTTCTCCCACGGCACTCAACATTGTGTTGATGGCGTTGAGCTTTGTCGTGGTAGACATCGCCATAGTCAGAATCCTCCTGTGTGTATTGAAGAGGGCCGAGCCTCCGAAGAGACCCGGCCCATCTCAGGCTAATTACGGAGCCACAGCCTTAATGCCCATGCACGCTTCAGCGCGAAGGAAGTTGTGGCCCATGGCATACTTTGCACACATCAGTGTTCCCTGGTGCTTTATGAGATACTCGCTCTCCATCGCAAGATCGAGGAGCTTCACCGTTCCGATGCCAGAGCGGTGGAACGCGAGACCCACGTAGTTGGAGAAGTCAACGCCAGAGTAGCCTTCACCTGCCGACGCGCCGGTAGCGCCCGCGTCAACAAACGGGTCATTGCGGACACCATCGGTGCCATCGCCCAACGCGCCCGTAGCCGTGCCTTCATCCCCAGTCGGGATGTGGTTGCTCATCATCACGGTCATACCCGCGATCTGCAAGGTCTGGCGACCTTGGTTGATGTTGCCCGTGCCGTTGAAGTCGTTGTTGAAGACCGCAGACGACAGGCCCGTCGAGCCCGCAGCAGCAACCAACAGGTAGAACTCCTCTGGACGGATAACGACGTAGCGGTCAGTATCAGGAACGTCACGCTTGTCGAATGTCTGAGCAGCCTCAACGATTCCCGCAACCACAGTAGCTGCCGTAGGAGTGGTGCCAACTTCAATGTTGCCGCCTGCGGTGTTACCCATCACGTCGGTGGTGTCCAGCGAGCCAGCGATACCCGAACGGATAACCGCCTTGTCGCAGTGGTTCGCCAGCGCGTAGCCCAGCTCTCGCGAGTAGATGCTACGAACGTCGTAGTGGTTCATAGCTTCGTCCAAATTGCTGATGAAAGCAGAAGCTAGAAGAAGGTTGTCGATCGAGATCACGCGCTCTGCGTGGTCGATTGAGTTGCCAGTGATTTCAGCGCCTGGAACGTGATACGCAGCCGAAGCCGTGCCCGTCATCGCAAAACTCGCAGACTTGCCACTGCTGATGGTGCGGACAGTGTGCAGAGGCATCATTACGTTCTTTTCCTCGAACGCAGTGAGAACCTCGGCACTGAAGACCTTCAGGAAAAGAGCTTGTGCGTCGCTTCCGCCTACCGCTTTACCCAAGCGGCTCGTAGTCATGTCAGCCATTGTAAGATTACCTTTCGGTTAGAAGTTAAAGGGACAGCAAACCATCGTGTTCATGACGACAGGCTCATTGACCACCTCTGACTGTCCGGTTATCCGCCGCAACGGGCCGCGCTTGCAGTGTCGTGAGTTTCTTCGACTTAACACTCAACATGGACCCGAACATCGGGACCAATACTCAACGGGCATGCAGACCTAGATCACCAAGTCTTGCACGCCCAATATCTAGCTTTGTCTTTAGGGCCAGGGTTGTCACAGTTGTGACGCGCTCGGAAGTTCTTCCTGCGCCCTGGCTGGCCTTTCTTGATGGTCATGTTCGGATCACCAAACATCACCTTCTTGACCTTGCCATTCTTCTTGACGAAGACTTTGGACTTCTTGCGACCGTGCCCCGGCTCACCGGGACGGATACGCATGACTTTGCCAAGGGAGACTTTCTTACCCTTATAGTCCGCCATTCTTCGGCTTCTCCTCTGCCTTCTTCAAGGCAAAGCGAGCCCCGGTGTAACCCAGGGCAACCAGAGCGGACGCGATCATGCCAACAGCTTGGGCAAGTGGACCTTCTGTTGGGATAGCCCCCGAAGCAGCGGCAGCACCAACAAGGCTGGCAACTACTGCCAACCAGAACTCAGTCGTCTTGTATCCAGGCTTCATGGCGGTTCCTTACTGCAAAGTGGAGACTGCGAGCTTCTGTTGGACCTTGTCGCGGAACGCGGGGTCAGTCCGGTAAAGCGGGTTCTTCATGTCCGCGCTGACTTGCTGCCAGCTCTGGTAGCCTTCGCCACCACCCGTAGCTCCAGCACGTCCTTGACGCAGCGACGGCGCATTGCCTTCAGCGCTCATGAACTGAGCGTGGAGCCCCTTGGCGACCATTCGCGCAGTGTCTAGGTCACCGCCAGAGATGCTGTTGTCGTAGGCGGCAATCTCTTGCTCGCTCAGGTTCTCCTTGGCCCACTCAATCATGGACTCGTAGGTCTCCTGACCACCGACCTCATTGAAGACGGACTGTCGAGCTTGTTCACCCAGAGCCTTCTGGCCTTCGACGTAAGCCCTCGCGATGTCCTGCGGGATGTTGAAGTCTTTCTCGATGCGTTCCAGCGACTCTTCAGACAGATCGCCTTGCTCGTAGAACTCTTGGCTGAACTCCTCCATCGCCTCTACGGAGATGCCAGCAGACTCTGTGGTCTCTTCTGCCTCTTCGTATTCGTATTCGTATTCCTCGTCTTCCGACTCTTCGGACTCACTGCTACCCATCTTGGACTCGAGCTCGCCGTATGCTTTGGCTAGATCCTCGGCAGACTCGAACTTCTCAGGCAACCACTCTGGCCGCTCTGTGGCTTCCGCTGGGGTTTCTGGGGTAGGCGCTTCGGGTCCGGTAATCCCGGTCGTCATCTGAACTCGTTCAGCCACTACTCTGCTCCTTGGTTTTGGGCCTCAATCTGTTGGGCTTCTCGGAATTGACGATCAGCAATGTCGATGGCCTGTGGGCCGAACTGCTGGATCGCTTGTTGTTGTTGGGCTTGTTGCGCCTCGGCTGCTAGTTCCTCTTCTGTCTTGATAAGACCAGCGAGGTCGATGCCGAGCGCCGTAGCCCGACGCTTGATGTATTCACGCAAATTGACGAATTGACCGATGGCCTCACTGCCAATGGTGGCCGACATGCCTTGGAGGAAAAAGTCCAACCGTTGCAGGTCGTTGCCTCTAGCAAGTGCCTCAACTCCCGTGATGATGGTGGGTGCGACGAACTTCTTGGGCAACTTGGGGAGCTTTCGCGACTTGGTAAGTCGGTCCATGATGCGGTTGACCAAGGGGAGTTGGAGTTCCGCACTGAGGAGGCTGAAGGCTCCTCCAAGTTGCTTTTCGATCGACTGGCTTAGCAGCCGAATCTCTTCCGCCGTGACACGCTCCGCGTTGCGGACGGTCGATTCCGTGAGTAGGAACGCATAACTGAGGCGCTCCGCGATCTGAGCTGCCGTCTGAGCGGCAATAGCAAGATCCGCCTGCTTCTGGCTTTGCAGAACGCTAACATCGCCAGCATTGCCCTCAACAATTGCACCGTTGGGGCTTTTTGCCAGTGTCCTTGCTCTAGTGGTTCCATTGGGACTGACGAGGAACAAGATTTTGCTGGCAGCAGCGGCGCCTTCCACAATGGACTGCGTCAACGCCTCCAACGATCTCAAGTCCCCAAGATACTGCTCCGTATAGCTGCGCCCGTAGTCTTCGCCTTCCACGGAATACATACGCAACGGTAGGAACGGCAGCTTGTCTGCGGGGAACGTGCCGTAGCTGCCAGGAACCTCAACGTCCCCGACCGTCTGGTAGACGGCAAACTTGTTCTCCGACATCCGGTGGATGCAGGTGTAGAGGTCTACAGACTTGTCGGGGCTGTTAGACGCGACTTGGCCTTGGATCTCTTCTGGTAGTTCGTCAGGCTGAATGGACTCTTTGGTGACGATGTGCAGCGGCTTGCCCATAGCGTCGCGCTGGACGACGTATCGGCTAAGCGGGAAGACGCGCAGGCCACCATCATTGTTGAAATGAAGGAGGCAGTTACCACCGACGATCAGGTGCTTAAGTATCTCAAAGAGTGAAACCCGAATGTTCTGGGCTTCTACCTCCTTCATCACTGCGCGCTCCATGTCTGCAAGGCTGGTCTCGATCTCAGTCTTGACATCGGGGAGCCCCTCGACCTGTCGCAGTGCCGAGTCATCCAGCACTAGCCGGAAGAACGGAGCGTTCGGCGGCAGCAAGCTGAGGAGCAGCGAGGAGGCGAGGTTGTTGACGCCTCTAGCTCCAGTTCCGTTGTAAGGCGTCGGGAACTTTTGACCTGCGGTGTGGCCCTCGTCGGGGATCAGGGTCGGAATAGTCAGACGAGAACAGTCTCTCGCACGGTCTAGGAACTGGAACCTGTTGGTCTCCAGTTGGGTGTAGATAGCCTTGCCTGACTGATTCATGCCGAAACCTTAGTAGTTGATTTGCAGGCCAGAGGTCCGCATGGACGACGTGCCTTGGCGGCGCTTACGCATCTTTCGACCTTCTCGCGTCGCCGTAGCTGCACCCGGCTTACTTACCGCATCAGCAGTAGGAGAGGGCGGAGGCGTCGGGGGCGGTGGTGGTGGTGGTGCCGGTAGATCCGGCATACTAGGGCTTATGCACATCAGTCAGTCCTCGTTAGAGAGAATGGTTTCGTTCTGCTCATTGAACAGAGAGATGAGCAGGTCCACGACGGTCCTCTGGCCTACTCGGAAGAATATCTCCCGTTCAGTCTCGTCGAGCTTTGGGGAAACTAGAGGGAAACTGCGGTCCAACCAGTCCACAATCTCCTTGGAGATATCCGGTTTCCTCTCTAATAGTCGTCCGATTTCAGAGTCTTCCACTGTTTTTTGCCTCGATGTAGGCCGCTAAAAGGCAGGCATAGTTGACGACATCAATAAGAGTGTCTCGAACTCCCTCGTCTTTGACCTCAAACTTGCCCGCATCTGAGTAGCTTGAAAGACGGCTAAGTTTGTCCACCATACGCACTAAGAACCCCTTCTCAGTGCTACATACGCCCAGCGACTCTACGCGCTGAAAGTTTGCAAAAGGCTGCTGCCCATCCGCCCCCGCGTAGTCAGCATTCTTCCTTTGCGAAAGCTTTAAAGCCTCTTCGCAAAACGCTTTGTGGAAGTTGAAGAACTGATCTCGCGTCATGGGGTCCATAGGTTTACCTCGTCTTTCTTGCTGTCGTATTCACCGTAGCGAAGGATGCGAGCCACCCTAGCTTGTTGCAGCGCATCCTCTTCCGTTAGTCCGGCCTTTTCGTAAGCCGCCACTACCAAGCTCCAGTCGTTCTCTTTCAGGATCTTCTCAGCAGTCTTGGGACCAATGCCGGGGCATCCCCCGTATCCATCGGTAGAATCACCAGTAAGCGCCTGAAGCATGTGGTTGCGGTCGGCGTCTTCTACGGTGACCTCTTGGATCCCCTCCTCTGGACGGATAGGCCGGTAAAGAAGTCCAGGGATGGAAAGCATGTCCTTGTCCTCGGATACGATCACAGTTTCCAAGGTGTCATTGGGATCAGTCTGGAGGATACCCATCACGTCGTCTGCCTCAAGCCGGTCGAACATGGCACATTTGTAAGCGTCCATGACGTATTGCTTGAGGGCTGGGTAGATCACTGGCTTGCGCTTACCCTTGCGGTTTGACTTGTAGGTAGGCAGCACGTCCTTGCGCCAGTTTTGTCGGCCTGTCAGGGCAAGAAGAACGGCATCGGCATCCAGTAAATCCTTGATGTCCAGCAGCCAGACATCCACGCGCTCCTGAGCTTCGCGGAGATCCGCGTGCAGTGTCCACCAGTCGTCGCCCCAGTCGAACTCCCGCTCTACAGCCATCGACTCTGTGTAAAGCAGGATGTCAGCGTCGATCAGTAGCGTCCTTTTCTTCATCTCGTCTCCCTGTCCAGTCGTTCTTCGGTGTAGTTGATGCGCTTCAGCGCGGCCAATACACGGCGCAGCTTTTTGCGTCGTCGAGACTTTGCCGGGTATCTGTAGATCTCCAGCAGCAGCTCTGCTTGCTCTCTTTTCTCCCAAAGGTAGGGCATGACTAGCTTGATGCAGTTGCGGGCGCCTTCGCCGCAGACGAACCACTCGTAGCACGTCCTACGTTTGCTGTTACTTCTACCGCTACATCGGATGGTGCCTCCGAAGAGCCTCTGAAGCCCCATCAACGTGTATGGGTAAGTATTGGCAACGCTCACGATCGCCGTGTTGATGGCGCGGAAACAGCCCTCGCCATCTAGGTATCCCCCGATGTAGGCCAACTCAGTGCGTCTCTGCCCAGCTAGATCCGATGTGATATTCCCCGGCAACGGGGCATCGCAGACGGAGCATTTCCCCGGCTTTAACAATGGACTCGCAAGCGGCTTGTCCCAGCTCATCAGCAGTCTCCTGTGGACAGGACAACTGCACCTCATCGTGGATGTGACCCACTTGAATCGCTTGCCGCGACGAAGGCTTGCCCTGGTTCAGTAGCTGCATCCTTCGATCCAACTCAACCGTAGCGACCTTCATCAACACCGCACCCGCACTTTGTAGAAGAAGGTTCAACGCTGAGTGCTTGGACCTTACGGGCAACTTGCGACCGTCAAGGCCCAGTAAGAACCCCTTCGTGTCTACGTTGTGATCGACGGCTGCTTTGAGCTTCTTAAAAGCAGGCATACCGTCTAGGAACTTCTTACGCAGTGCGGCCCCTTCTTTGGCCCCGCCGTTGATGATCTTGCCAAGACTCTGATCTCCAGCACCGTAGATAAGACTGTAGATCATCTGCTTGGCAGACGCTCGATCAGGTAATCCAGCGGCTTTCTGGTTGGCCGTGTGAACGTCGCCCTCATTTACCAACTTGGCATACGCGCCGTTGTCCACGAACGCGCAGAAGCTGGCTAACATTCTCAATTCCAGCCCGCTAGCGTCGCAGCCAACCATGACGTGTCCCTCGTTCGGCAGGAACAATGACCTGCATTCTTTACCTAGCAAGCTGCTGCTAGAAGGGACTTGAGCGACGTTCGGACGACTGTGTGTGCATCGTCCCGACAACGCGCCGTTGGTATTGACGGCTCCATAGATGCGCCCGTTGTTGACTGATCGCAGCCAACCTTCCTTGCCCTCTGCAAGCTGGCCTAGACGCTTGCCAATGGTGAGGTATTGCACCAATACCTTGGCTTCCTCGTAGTCCAAGGCAGTCAGGATGCTCTCGTCGATCTGTGGCTTGCCTTCGCCCGTGAACTTCTCAGGCTTCCAGCCATACTTCTTCTGAAGTTGCTGGGCGATCTGGTCGCGTGAGCCGGGGTTGAACGGGATCTTCTTGACCTTCAGCGGACCTCTGACGATGTCAGCGTCTTTGTGCTTGTCCTTCTTGGCAGCTCCCTTGGTTAGATACCGCTTGCCCCCGGCCTCGTAGTATTGAGGTGTCTTCATCGGGACTTCGGCTGCTGGGAATATCTCTTGCAGTTGACGCTCCAGCTCTACCTTCTTGTCCAACAATGTCGCGTGCAGCTCCTTTGCGGCCTTCACGTCAAACCGCCATCCGTTGATCTCTTGTCGGCGGATCACGTCTGCGAAGTCGTGCTCTAGGATCACGGACTCTGACGATGGCTTTGCGCGAAGCAACTCTTGGAACAGACGCTGCGTCACCTGCGTGTCCTGCACGCAGTAGTCCTCCATCTCTTGGCTCCACTCAGACCAATCCGTGGTCTCGCCGAAGTCGCCTTTGTATTCCCCTAGCCGGTAGCCCCAAGCCTTCAGACTGTGACTGCCGATGAGCTTCTTTGGAAAGTCAGGTCGTTTGAAGTCGTCGTTCTTGGTGTCAGGCCAGACCAACCTAGCCAAGACCATGGTGTCGCGGATGCACCCTGTAGGCTTCCAGTTGTAGAGCTTCTGGATTGCAGGGATGTCGAACCGCTGGACGTTGTGGCCCACGATGGCGTCAGCGTGCTCGATTGACCGCAGACCCTCTTCGATGTCTCCGCGCTGGCTGTTGTAGACCTTCACGTCTTTACCTGCGCGGACCACTAAGCAGTGGATCTCCTTCAGGTCTGACAGGTGGTTCCAGTCCTCAATTCCGTTGGTCTCAATGTCGATAATTACTGTCTGCATCCGTGATCTCCGAGGGGTCAAACCCCTGCTCTTTCAGCCAGTCTCTAACGTGTGGATCGAGCCTTAGAGCCCGACGTAGTTTCTTCAGTGCGCGTTCGTGGGTCCGTCTCACTGCCTCCCGACTTACCCCCCACGCTTCCGCGATCTCGTCGAAGGTAAGAGGCTTCCATGGCTTGCTTAACCCTTTGCCAGTATTCGTCGGTGCAGGCTCTTCTGTGTCCATGGGGTCCACCATTGTGAATGCGGGCTAGTGTTTCGGCGTGGTCATCAGGAGCGTAGCGGTCCCAATACGCCATCATGATCCGCTGCGCGTAAGCTGCATCCCTAACGTGATCGTAACGTCCTCCGATCTCAGGTCGATGTTCGACGGCATCACTCCAATAAGCGCGGGTGATCTGGTATGGACCTAACGACAATCCGCTATCACCAATCGCGTTCGCAGGGTCTGGGTGTCCCCCGGTCTCTACGATGCGGATCGCATCAAAAAGGAATGTCGGAGTCATCATCCACATCCAACGGCCCTCCTTCTGCAAGCCGTCCGGTTTGCGGGTTGTAGCGAAGCGTGGAGGCTTTGCCGGTCTCTCCCGTGTATCTGTTCTTGAGAACTCTGACGGTCGTGAGGTTGTTGTTACCGTCGTCGTCCTGCTGATTGCGCTCCAAGCCCAAGACAAGATCGGAAAGCTGAGCAATGGCATGACTACCCCGTAACTGAGCCAAGCTGGTAAACGCGCCTTCTTCATGTCCTCGTCCTTCTGGTCTGCGTAGGTGTGAGACAAGGAACAGAGCGCACTTGAGCTCTTCGCACATCGAGCGGAGCTGCGTCATGACCTTGTCGATTTCGCGTCGTTCGTCCCCACCCTCCATGCCGCTGACGACAATGGACAGGTGATCCAGAACGATGTAGTTCGCACCCATGGCACGAACCATGTATCGGATCTTGGCTAGCAGGTTGTCGCAGGCCATGGACCCGAAGTGGTCGTAGAGAGATAGGCGACCATGTCCGACAGCCTTGTCGAACGCCTCTTTCAACTCTTCCTCTTTGTGATCCCAATGGTGCGGAGGGCAGTCGAGATGGATGCCCATGAAACCCCTAGCAGTCTTCTCGACGCTTTCCTCCAGCGCGATGTAGCCAACCTTGTGATTCCACTGCATCAGCCAGTGCGCGATCTCGCGACAGACCAGCGACTTGCCGACTCCAGTGCCCGCGCAAAGAGTCACCAGCTCGCCTAAGCGAATGCCATGGCTCAAGTCATTCAGCCCTTGCCACGGGTAGGGCACAGACTTTTGCTCTTTAGAATCTAATACCCGCTGCCAAAGGTCTGTGCCGCATACGACACCATCGGGTCTAAAGGTCTTTGCCTCGTAGACGGCGCTGACGAGTTGCTTGATGTTGCCAGCGACTAGGAGCTCGTTCGCGTCCTTCGCAGGTATACCGCCGACTATCTTGGCTTTGCCTGGGGACAGCAGCAGCGCACACTCGTTGGCGGCTTCTCGACCGGCCTTATCGTTGTCGAAAAAGAAGACAACCGTCTGGAACTGCTGTAGCCACTCAAGCGAGTTCTTGATCGCCTTGGCTGCTCCCTTGGCTCCGTTCGGGACACTTACTACAGGAAACTTGTTTCCGAAGGCTTGGCTGACTGACAAGCAGTCGATCTCGCCTTCAGTGATCGTGATCATCTTCCCGCCGTCGCGGAATAAATGCTCCCCAAACAAGCCCGATGCTCTCCCCAGCATCATGAAGGACTTGTCTGGGAAGCGGAGCTTCTGGCCTTCAAGGCGACCATCACTCCCTCTGTATGGTGCGATGTGGCAGGGACGACCTGCGTATGCTCCGACGCGATAGCCGAACTTGGAGCAAGTGTCTTGGCTTAGTCCGCGCTTGCGGATCGGTGCAAACTCTCCGTCGACAAACCGTGCATCCTTTTGTTCCACTTCCACTACGCCGCCCTCACCATCGTGTTCTCTGTAGTTGCACCCAAAGCACCAAGCATGGCCGTCGTCGTAGCGAGCTAGGTTGTCTTTACTGCCGCACTGTGGGCAGGGTTCATGGCGCAAAAATCGTGACGATGATTCTTGGTCCGTCTGCATCCTCAAACTCCTTGCGCCCACTACACTTGACGATCTGGTCGTCGTCGTCCCAAAGCACTCCGTTGCAGGAGTCCAAGATCGCCTTCATGTAGTTGTCGATGTCGCCGACAGGTGTATCCCTCTTCGTTGTCTTCGGTCTCTTGCAGTAGAATGCCAAGTGAACCGAGATGGGACCGCTGACCGGCGTGCCCAACTTCAGTCCCGCCAAGGCAATCTTGGCTGCGCGGCGGAACTTGGTGTATCGCTTCCCGTAGTAAGTGCCCCGCTTTGACACGCGGGGTCTGCTTGCTGGCACGGGCTCTACAGCGATCTCGACCTTAGAAATCGAAGTGATCTTCCCGTTCCTCTGTCTTTGAGGTGGTAGCAGCACTCGTGAAGCCGTCTTCGTCCTTGAAGTCGAACTCGTCCGTCGTGCCCCCTTTGGTGAACTCAACAAGCTCGATCACCTGCACGACCTTCAAGCGCAGCGACATGCCTACGCCCATACTGGGGACATACCAAACGTAGGGCTCAAACCCGATGCGAATAGAGCTGCCTGCGCCAATCTGGTCGGTGACCGGGTTGCGCTTGGCGTCGATCAGCAACACTCGGTTGTCGATCTTCTTGTTTTCAAATGTATAACTGGCCTTCGTCTTGAACTTAAAGTCCGTCATGCCTGTGTGGTTGCCCTGGTCGTCTTCATGGGCGACCCAAGGCAGGTTGGCGTGCTTCAGCTTCTTCTTGTTCTGTTTCTTGGCCTGCTCTTCGTAGCCGTCCAAGTAGACCTTCTTCAGCTTCGCCATGAAGGCTGTAGCTTCCTCCTCGCCTAACCGCAGAGAGACAGTGTAGACACCGTTCTCGTCGAAGCGGGTGTCGGGCTCATTCAGCCACGGCCACACGGCCAGGCCTTTCGGGCTAGTCAGTTTGATCCTTGATGTCATGGTTTCCTCCAGTGGATTGATTCAAGCAAAGTAGTAATCGCTTTCCAGCACTTTCCTGATGTCCAAGTTGCCCATCGCAGGCAGCTCTGGCAGAGCGACGTAGGTTGGAAGTTGCAGTTGGATCTCGTTGCGGAAAAGCTCCAACAGGTTGGGCGTGAACATCTCGACCGTGCATTGCCTGATGGCAGTCGCCAACATGCCTGAGTGCTTGGCCGTCGTCGCGTAGCTGTCGTGGACCATCGCAAACTGAGACATGCCTGCCTTGGCCGCTAGGTTTACGACGCGCACCTTCAACGCAGCGTCCAGTGAATGCACGTAGTTAGGGCAGATGCCGTTGATGTGCTTGCGAGGCGACGCTTCTCCGCGCCCGTGTTGCATACGGTGGCGACGTATCTTGTCGCCGATGGAAGTCTTGACCTCGTAGCTCGCCTGCTTCTCGTAGTTCTGCTTGACGACAAACCCAGACGGAGCCGTCCACGTCGGGTTCACGTCGTGCTTCATGCAGACCCTAGCGACAGACCGCAGCCAGTCCATGCCCACCTGAGCAGACGTGACAACGTCACCGATGGAGTCCCAGATGATGTCACTGAGCCAGATACAAGGCTTGAACACTTCCTCAAAAGGGTTCTCGACTCCGCGCCGCATCAGCATCTCTTGGAACCACTCGATCGTGTATTCCTTGCACGACTGCTTTGTGGCCCCGTAGACCAGCACCATTGCCGGGCGCTTGGTGGTTGCGCGTGTGATCCCAAACTTGATCCACTTGTCAGCGTAGACGTGGTCTGACTTCTGAAGACGCTGGACGACCTTCTCCGCGACTTGTGCGTAGAGGTCTTGCGGCTCCTTGCTGGGCAGCACGTTGGTGCTGAGTGCTGCTTCTTCGTCGCGCAACAGCAAGCTGTAGATCTGTAGTCCTTGGTTGCTGGCGTCTTGAGCTACAGGAACACGCGACACGTAGCCCCAGCCGTGATCCAAGAACTCACCGAGTTCGATGGCAGCAGCCAAGAACTCCCACGGTTCGTCGGCATCCTTCCATTGGGTGTAGCCCAGTGGGTCTTTCGCGATCTGCTTGAACAGATCTTCGTTGTCCCAGACCCAACCAACACGGAAGTCAAAGCTCTTCTTGTCGTGTCCCCAAGTGTTGGCAGCTTGCACCGCCAACCAGTTGGCTTCGTTCTGGTTCTCGATCGGGTCGCCCTTGTGAAACCGTAACAGTGCTTTGGATACGCTGGCTCCTTGGCAGTTCAGTGGGCTAGGGATGTCGTAGGTTCTGCCTCGAAAGTCGCATTGCTTTGGGAACCAGATGGCACGCCCGCGAAACTTGTTGGACAGGTGCAGCACCTTGCTGGTTTGCAGACGCTTGCTGCGGTCAGCACCGTTGATGCGGTGTGTCTCTGCCGCGACTCTGCGCCATTGCTTCTGCGCTTCAGGGTCTTCCCAGTTCTCTGGACGATCGGGGAGTGCATGGTCTTCGTTGGTAGGTAGGCCACCGATCTGGTGGTTGTGATCGTAGGCGTGGCGCACACACTCAAAGATGTCGTCGTTGATCTCCCACGCGGTGTTCTGTTCGTGCGTCAACGCCTCGAACACTTGTGGCATGTCAGCTTCGTTGAGCTGTTGCAGGAACTCCTTGTCGAACGACTTGATGAGTGGACGCCGACGCACTGCATCACTGTGGTAGCCGCCGATGTAGATCGACTGCCAAGGCATTGGCTCGACGACCATCGGCAGAAACACAGGTGTCAGGATCTCATGGAACCCGTGCGCTTGCTTGATCCAGGCCAACAGATCATCCGTGGCAGTCACCAGGGTCATGCTGCGGTTGAAGATGTTGTTGATCGTCTTGATCTCGATCAGCCCGGTGGCTTGTCTCATCAGCTCGATCAGCACCAGACCCACAGAGCAAGCCACCTTGCCTTTCCAACGTGGCAGCACAACCCCAGCACCTTTAGCTGACTTGTGGATGAAGCGACGCTTCTGGACATAGCCGCCGTGCTTCTTGGTCCGGTTAAACAGTGACTTCCAGAGCTCAGGCTGCTCGCGCTGGATACGTCGGAAGCGGTCTTCGTCCTCCAAGTATTGACCCAAGCGCACGCTGATGGCCGTCAACGATCGACGCATTGAGATGCCATCGAGCACCGTGCGAGCCGTCAGCGCAGCTACGAGGTCTGACGGCAGTCTCTCGATAAACTCCAGGCATCGGTGCTTGCGTCCTGGTCCCGTCCTAGCCTGCTCGCACCAAGCGTCTACGGACTTCTGTATCTTGACGATGGACTCCCCCAGCAGCCTCTTGGCTACCGGTGCGTAGGTCTCCATCTCGTCCTCGCGACCACGGTTGACCTTGGCCCAGTAACGGTCCCGGCCCTCCTTGATCATCTCAGCGTCTAAGTCTTCTTGCCTCACCGCACGCATCCCCCCAGATGACTTTTGTAATTAGGCGCAGATCATACTGTTAGGAGGCTCTTCCAAAACGCGCATGCATGACTCTAAGTCAGAGGGTCCAAGGTGCGTGTAGCGCATAGTGATGCCGATGGTCTTGTGACCAGCCAGCTTCTGCACCATCGCAACAGGAACACCACGTTGGACTAGGTTGGTGATGAACGTATGCCGACACGTATGGAGCACGGCTTGGTCATCGTTGATCCAACCAAGTTGACACCGAACCTGCTTCCAGATCCGGTTCAACTTCTCGTAGTCAGTCCAGCCAAAGATGGTCCGCTGACCCGGCTCCATCTTTTGGATCTCGTTCTGGATGACGGCCTTGACCGTGGAGGTCATGGGCACCGAGCGCGGCCATGAGGACTTGTTGATGTCCACAACCAGCAGGTTGCCTTGGACATCTACAGGCTCAAGCTTGAACAGCTCGCCGCATCGGAAGCCCGTCTCCATGAGCACTTGGAGCGCACCCACATATCGGGAGTGACCAAGGTGATGCAGCATCCCGTAGATACGCTGCTTCTCGTCGTCGGTATACCAGCGGATACGCGCCTGCGGCTCCTTCTCTCGACTGAGCTTTGGCTTGTGCGCGATGAGCTGCATGTCCTTGGCTTTCGTCAGCATCTTGGACAGACAAGCCAGCTTGCGGTTGACGGTCGCGTTGCTGTTGCCCTTCTGCTTCCAATGCAGCTTGGCGTTGTCGATCATGGCGACATCAACATCGGTGATCAACGTGCGAGCACCTAGTGCCTCAATCACCTGCCGGATGTTGATTCGAGACTTGTCGTCGGAAGCCGTGCCCGACCACTCGGTCTCGTAGACATACCAAGCAAGCTGTTCGATGGTTCTAGGACGATCAGAACGTCCGCGTTGTGCCATGCCCATGTCGGGCTGACGGCCAGCCACAAGGTCAGCTTTGGCTTGTGCTTCCCAAACCTTGGCCTCGTTGTGGTTCTTGAAGGAGCGCCGGTAACGCTCCCGGTTGTGGTGAATGGTGACCTGAAACGAGTCACCACGTAAGTTGATTGGCATCCTTGGTTCCTCTTATGAAGTTGGCGCTGGAGGACTCACAAGCGCCTTCTCGACCTCTGCAACTAGCGACGCAAAGTGAGGCTGCGTCTCTACGTTGTTGCGGACGGTCTTGACGTAATACATCACCGTCGTGTGGTCGTTGCGGTTCAACAGATCAGCGATCTGCTTGTAGCCCATCAGGCTGTTCTTGTGGATGAGATACGCAGCGATCTTGCGCGGCTCACTCACCATGCGTAGTCGCTTTGGACCCACAAGGTCGTCACGGGTGACGTGGAATACGCTGCTGACAGCGTCCAAGATTTGTTCAGGGTGCATCATTGTTCAGTATGTAGGGTAGCGAGTTCCTCGACCTTTCCAAGCGCAATCACAGACTCTTCCACAAGACTCACAAGTCGGACCCACAAATCGGGGTCTGCGTAGCGGTCGAGGTCGATCGTGTTGCGGTCTTGCGCGTTCTCCAACATGTATTGGAAGTCCTCGACCTTGGTTCCCAAGGCACGAGCTCGAATCTTGACGCCATGCATATCCATCAGATCATCCAGTAGGAGACGGCCAGGATGATCAGGAAGAGACACAGACACAAACCGTCCATATGTCTCGATAGGTTCTGTGGGGCTTTGTGTTCGGGATTCATGCTTCGGTGTCTTCTGTGAGCTTGGCCTTGGACTGCACGACGTTCTGCAGCTCCACAAGGCTTGAGGCATCTACGCGACCAACCTTCCAAGCGGTTGTAGGAACAAACGACCAAACGGATTTACGGTCAAGAGGTTTGTCGCTGGTCTTGTAGCATCGCACGGCCAGACCCACACATTCATCGCCTTCGACCACCTCGTATTGGCAGGTGTTGCGGCACACAAGTTCGTGCGGTCCCTCGTATTCACGCAGCAGTGATAGCGGACCGAGGATGCGCCAGACGATCCCAGGACGTTTCTTGTCTTGGTAGTAGGCCAGCAACTTGGTGGCTAGGTTGTAGGCGCGTCCCTTGCATTCCAGACCGTAGTCTGCGGCGTGGGCGCGCATTCGGGAGATGATGGAGTGAATGTCGCGCAGTTGCGCTAGGACGTGTTCTTGTTGGTTCATGGCGTGTTGTCGGACCCACACATATGAGAGTGATTGGACCCACAGATGCAAGGTGTTGGACCCACACATGTGAGAGCGGTGGGACTCACAAATCGGACCCACACATGTGAGAGTGATCGGACCCACACATGTGAGAGTGAT